CGTCTATGGAGAAACGGCGAAAGGTAGTGGCAAGTCGCCTCTGGCGGCCGGCGTCGGGATGAAAGGCCTGGTAGCCGACGGCGAATCCCGCGCCGAGATCTACGCCGCAGCGACGAAGAAGGACCAGGCCATGATCCTGTTCCGGGACGCAGTCGCGATGCACGACCAATCGCCAGAGCTGCGCAAGCGCCTCACGAAGAGCGGCGTCGGCGAGAAGGCCTGGAACTTGGCCTACCTGCAGACGGGTTCTTTCTTCAGGCCGATCAGCAGCGACGATGGGCAGTCCGGGCCGCGGCCGCACGTCGCACTGATCGACGAGTACCACGAGCACAAGACACCCATGGTGCTCGAGATGATGCGCGCTGGCACGAAGAGCCGGCGCCAGGCGCTGATCTTCATCATCACCAACGCAGGCGCAAGTCGGAAAAGTCCGTGCTGGAACTATCACGAATACGCTTGCAAGGTCGCTGCGGGAGAGCTGCTGGACGACGCGTTCTTCCCCTACGTCTGCGCGCTGGATGAGGGGGACGACCCGTTCGAAAGTGAAGACTGCTGGCCGAAGGCAAACCCTAGCCTGCAGGACGCTAACCTGCCGGGCTACAAGTACATCCGCGAGCAGGTGACCGAGGCCCGCGGCATGCCGTCCAAGGAAGCGATCGTTCGCCGGCTGAACTTCTGCCAGTGGACGGACGCCGAGTCGCCATGGATCAGCCACGAGGTGTGGAAGGAAGCGCAGCTCGAATACGACGTCGAGTCGCTGCGCGGCCGGCGCGCCGTCGCGGCGCTCGACCTGGCCAGCACGACCGACTTGACCGGTCTGGTGTTCCTGGTGGAGCCCATCGAGCCCGACGAGCCGTGGAAGCTGGTGCCGTACGCATGGCTACCTGACGCGGACCTAGACCGGCGCGCCCAGCAGGACATGGTGCCCTACGTCGAGTGGAAGGCCGAGGGCCTGCTCGACACCACGCCCGGCCGCGCGATCAGCAAACGGGTGATCTTGCAGAAGCTGTCCGCGATGTGCGACTTCTTCGACATCATCGCATGCGCATACGACCGCTGGCGGATCGAGGATCTGCTGCAGATGGCGGCCGACGACGGCATAAGCCTGCCGCCGATGGAGCCCTTCGGCCAAGGCTACAAGGACATGAGTCCAGCCCTGGAGACGTTCGAAACCATGCTCTTGAACGGCGAGCTGGCCCACAACGGCCACAAGGTGCTGACTATGTGCGCCGGCAACGCGGTCACCGACCAGGACGGCGCCGGCAACCGGAAGCTGGACAAGGAAAAGGCAACCGGCCGCATCGACTTGATGGTCGCCGCAGTCATGGCGGCCGGCCTGGTCAACCGGGCCGAGCCCGAAGATGTGCAACCCGAAATTTACTTCATGGATTTTTAATGACCGGAACACTACTGAACCTGGAGGCAACGCGACACGAATCGCGCGTGTTGGGCTCCTGGCTGTCCGGTCGCGACGGCGCCGCCGAGCGCGTGGGCATCGCCGCCCTGGGCGAGAATTCGCACGGCAGCCTCACGATGAGCGAGCTGGCCAATCTGCTGGGTGCCGCGCACCGGTCATCGTCCGGCGCCGCCGTGACGGCGGAGACGGCAATGCGCGTGTCGGCCGCCTACGCCTGCATGTCGCTGGTCGCCGGCGCGATCGCTACTCTGCCTGTCGGGATCTACGAGCGCAACGGCAACGAACGCGACTCGGCTGACCACGAATACTGGTGGATGCTGAACGAGAAGGCCAGCGATGGCTGGACGGCGTCGGCGGCCTGGGAGGCCCTGATGCTGTCGAAGCTCTCGCACGGCGATGGCTTCGGCGAGTGGATCCGCCCGAGTTTCTTCAGCAACCGCGTGATCGGTTGGAAGCCGCTGCCGCGCCACACGGTCATGCCGTTCAAGGATGGCGACGTGGTGCGGTACCGGATCAGCCCCGGCGACAAGCCGTCGTATGTGCTGGACCGGGCCGACATCATCCACCTGCCGAGCCTTGGCTTCGACGGCTTGACCAGTCCCAGCCCTCTCACCTTCGCGGCCCTGGAGGCGATCGGCACCGCGCTGGCCGCGCAGGAGCACGTCGGAAAGTTCTTCTCCGGCGGCGCCAATTTCGACTACGCGCTGAAAACTGCGTCGAAGCTGGACAAGGAGCAACTGGAGCAGCTGAAGGCCTCGCTGCTGGCGCGCGTGCAAAACGGCGGGCGCGGCCCGCTCATCCTCGGCGGTGGACTGGAGCCGGCTCAGCTCAGCGTGAATTCGAAAGACGCCGAGATCCTGGCGACGCGCTTGTTCACCGTGGAGGAAATCTGCCGGATCTTCGGCGTGCCACCCACGATGGTAGGCCACGGCGGCGCGGTCTCGAACTGGGGCACGGGTGTCGCCCAGCAGGGTATCGGGTTCAAGACCTACACGCTGCAGCGGCACCTCACGCCAATCGCCCAGGAACTGAACAGTAAGCTCTGGCCGGTTCGGCAGAGATTTTTCGTCGAACACATCACTGCGGCGCTGGAGCGTACCGACGTCAAGTCCCGCTACGAGGCCTACCGGATCGCGCTGGGCCGCGCCGGCGAGATGCCGTTCATGGACGCCGACGAAATCCGCCGGCTGGAAAACATGCCGTCAAACCCGAAACTGAAGATGAACGCGGCCGATATACCAGTCGAAAAGGAACCCGTATGAACATGAAGTTGCTCCAGCTACTGCTGGATAACCGCCGTCCTGACGCCAAGCCGCTTTCCCGCATAGAGGCGGCCGTGACCGAGGGCGACGAAACGACCGTGTACCTGTACGACCCGATCGTGGGCAGTCGCATGCTGGCCGAGCACTTCGGGTACGTCTGCGCTCAAGAAATGGTGCCGCCAATCGACGGCATCAAGGCAGGCACTCTGCGCTTGCGCGTGAATTGCCCGGGTGGCGACGTGTTCGCCATGCAGGCAATCATGAATGCGCTGCGCGCGGCATCAGAGCGTGGCGTGCGACTGGTCGGCCAAGTTGACGGCGTCGCCGCTAGCGCCGCCACCGGCATTCTCGCCGTATGCGACGAGGTGGTGATGGGCGCCGGCACCCAGTACATGATCCACAACTCCCAAGGCATGGCGATGGGCGACCGCAACGAACTGCGCGCCCTGGCTGATCTCATGGAGAAGGTGGATGGCGGCATGCTGGCCGCCTACACGGCAAAAACTAGCAAGCCCGAGGCCACGATCCGCGGCTGGATGGATGCCGAAACCTGGTTCACTGCCGAGCAGGCTGTCGACAATGGTTTTGCAGATCGTGTAGGCACACCCGGCGGCAAGGCTCAAGCGTCGACAGGTTGGAAGTTGGATGCTTTCGCCAACGCGCCCAAACCGCAGGCCGCGCCGGCTGCCCACGCGCCCGAGCAACTCGACCCAGCCACCACCGCAGAACACCGCGCACGCCAGCAGCAGCGCATCCGCATGCTGGCGTGCCGCCCGATTAGCTGACGCTCTCGCGCCACTAAACCAGCCGCCTTCGAGCGGCTTTTTTTACGCCCCACCCGGCCGCGAGAGCGGACCACCCACCGAAAGGCATTACCCACATGAGCAAGCTCGCACAACTGCGCGCCCAGCGCGACGCCACGGCCAAGAAGGCCCACGACCTGAACAACAAATATCCGGCTGACCAGCGCATGCCGACCGCCGAAGCCGCACAGCTGGATACCATCCTGGCCGATGTCGAATCGATCGACGCCGAGATCGCGCGCGAGCAGCGCGTGGCCCAGCTGGCCGGCGAGAGCCCGGAAGCGCAGCACGCCGCCGCGCTGGCAGCTGCAACCCGCCCTGGTGGCGCCCAAACCGATGAAGGCGCCGCCCTGCGCGCCGTGTTGACCGGCGGTCTCTCGGCCCTGTCGGCCGAACAACGCAATGCGATGTATGCCCGCGTGAACCCGGACATTCGTGCCGCGATGTCGACCACGACCAGCTCGGAAGGTGGCTATACCGTTGCCACTGAATTTAATAAGACCCTGATCCAGGCGATGAAGGCAGCCTACGCCGTCCGCAGCGTGGCGACCGGCTTCCAGACCTCGACCGGCGCGTCTATGCTGTTCCCGACCGCCGATTCGACCTCGGAAGAAGGCGAAATCGTTGGCCAGAACACCCCCGCCACTGTTGGCGAGACCGCTTTCGGCCAGGCCTCGATGGATGTGTACAAGTACTCGTCGAAATCGATCGCTCTCCCGTTCGAGCTGCTGCAGGATTCGATGTTCAGCGTCGAAAGCTACATCTCGGGCTTGCTGCAGCTGCGCAAGGGCCGCATCCACAACCGCCACCACACCGTCGGTACCGGCACCGGTCAGCCGCGCGGCATCGTGACCGCTGCTGCCGCCGGCAAGGTCGGTGCCACTGGTCAGACCGCTACCGTCACCTATGACGACCTGGTCGACCTGGAGCACTCGGTCGATCCGTTCTACCGCCCATCCGGTCGCTGGATGATGCACGACGACACCCTGCGCATCCTGCGCAAGCTGAAGGACGGCAACGGTCGCCCGATCTTCGTGCCCGGCTACGAGCAGGGCAACCCGGGCGGCGCGCCCGATCGCCTCATGGGCCGCGAGATCGCCATCAACCAGCACATGCCGACCATGGCGGCGAACGCCAAGTCGATCCTGTTCGGCGACTTCTCGAAGTACCTGATCCGCGACGTGATGGACACCACGCTGTTCCGCATGACCGACAGCGCCTTCACGCTGAAGGGCCAGGTCGGCTTCGTCGCGTTCTCGCGCATGGGCGCCAACCTGGTCGACGTCGGCGGCGCGATCAAGTACTACCAGAACAGCGCGTCGTAATCACACCTGGTGGCCGGCCCTGCGCCGGTCGCCACAACAGGAGATAAAACATGGCAGATGCCAAAAAAGTAAAAGTGCGCGTGCTGATGGCCTGCTCCCTGGGCAAGTGCAACGACGTCGTCGAGATCGACGCCACCGAGGTGAAGGCCTTGGCCGGCACCGTCGACGCCGATCCGAAGGCGGTCGCCTACGCTGAATCGCTGGCGACCGAGTAACCCATGCGCCCTGTGACCGTCGCCTGGCTCGCCAACGTGCGCGCCGAGGCAACGGCCCCGGGCGCAATCCTCGTCATCGTTCGCGGCCCGGCCGGCTCGGTGGCGATCTCCCCTGAAGACATAGTCGGCAAGTCCGACGACGAGCTGCTGGCGTTCATCGCCGGCAGGATCACCGAACAAAATACCGAAGCCCCGAGGACCGCATGAGCGCCAATACCGACGCATTCGAAAATAAGATGATCGACTTCCTGTTCCGCGGCCAGGCGCTCGGTCTGGCCAACACCACCGCGGCAGCCGGTACCGGTCCGTCGACGCACTACGTTGGCCTGATCGGCGCGGCCGGCAGCGATGCTACAGTCGGCACCGAGCTTTCCGGCGCCGGCTATGCGCGCGTGCCCGTGGCCGCGACGCTGGCCAACTGGGCCGGCACGCAGGGCGCGGGCACCACGGTCGCTTCCAACGGATCGAGCGGCACCACCTCGAACAACGTCGCCATCACGTTCCCGACGCCGACCGGCGCCTGGGGCCAGGCCGTCGAGTGGGGCCTTTTCGATTCTCAGACTGGCGGCACCGAGATCATCCGCGCCGCGCTGGGCGCGGCCAAGACGATCAACCAGGGCGATCCGGCGCCGTCGTTCGCCGCCGGCGCGCTGACCTACCAGATCGACAACTGATCATGACGCCAGAACAGCAAGCAGCGCTGCGCGCGCAGGCGCACGGCAACCCGGCCTGTGCCCAGGCGCTGGCCGACCGCGACCTGGACGAGCTGGCGCGCATCCTGTCGGCCGGCCGCACGCGCCCGTCGGCGCGCGAGATCGGCAACGGCACGATCCTGGAAGTGCTGGGCATCGCCGCCGGCAACAAGCTGCTCGACCACATCGCGGCGGCCGACGAGCTGCGGCACGTGCGTCCTCTGCTGGAGCAGGGGCGCCTGATGATCGGCGCGGCGCTCGTGCAGGGTGCGCTGCAGTCGTATGTGCGGCTGCCCGACATCATCACCCAGGCCGACGCCGACAAGCTCTGCGCCCTAGGTACGGAGCCCGATCCGCTGACGCCACAGGATGTGGCAAGCGCCCTGTATAACCCCGACCGAACGATAAAATAATGGCAATGTCCATCGCTGAAGCAACCATCATCGCGGCTGGAACGGTTATTGCGCCTGGCGGCACCGAGTCGTCGCCAGTCGCGGCCGGCGTCGGCCAAATTGTGGGCCCATTTGCGGATTACGCGGCGTCCTTCGCCTACCGCATTACGAACACCGGCGGCGCGCTCGGTGCGGCCCCCACGATCGTGTTCTATGTGATCGTCGGCAGCCGGCTTTACGAGGTCGACCGGGCTTCGGGTGACGCCGTCGCAGGCAGCATCAGCCACGGGGTTATTCCTTGCCCGCCGGGGTTCCCATCCGCGACAGCCAAGGTATTCGGCAACCAGACCAATGCCGTCACTGTCGAGGTGTACCTGGAACGCCAGGTGCCATAAGCGATGGCCCACTTCTACCGCCGACAGCCGCCGCGCGGGGCGAAGGTCGCCGGCGCATCACCGCTCGGTCGACGCATCACCGCGCATTTTCTGTTCAACGGCGATTTCCAGTCGGCCGTTCGCGGGAAGTCGGGCAGGCCTGTGGTTACCGCAGGCCCGACGATCAAATCGGGGCCAGGCGGGAAATATGCCCAGGGCAATGGTAGCGGCAAAATTGTTACAGATCTGCTGCCATCAGATTTAGGCTGTGCGGGAGCGACACCACGCACCGTCATTGCCGAATTCACGCTCGGCGACACCAGCGAGTCCAAATGTTTGTTAAGTTTTGGCGATGCAAGCGGGAGGGTTCGTAGCCAGTTCACGGTGGAGATCGGCGCAGGGTATCGTGGCGTCCGACTGTCGACGTATTCCAACGACATCAATTTCGAGGCGTGGACGGTACCGGGGTCTAGCGCGCGTGTTTTCTTAGCTATCACCTATGACGGCAACGTGACGATCACGTTTAGGTCGTGGGCGAGAGTCGACGGCACCGGGCAAATTCTGCTCAAGACCCAGACTTCAACGCTCGCCGGTCCGCTAGACACGGGCAACACCACCCCGCTCAATCTGATGGGTGGGGGTACGTACAATTTCCCCTCGATGGACACATCGCTGTCGCATGTGTCTGTGTACGGCGGCCGCTGCTTGTCGCCTGCGGAAATCGATCGACTGTATGCCGATCGGCATCAGGTCATGGCCGTGCTGCCGCGATTCCCGTATGCCGCGCTTGCAGCCGCCGGCCCCGCGGCCGACACCGCTCTAGCTGGCGCGGCCACCACTGTCGCCTCGGCGTCAGGATCGCTGTCGACCGCCATCCGGCTGGCCGGCAGCAGCACGGCCACTGCGACGGCGTCGGGCACGCTGAATACGACCATCCGGCTTGCGGGCGCCGCACAAGCTCAGGCCAGCGCGACCGGCACGCTGTCGACCGCCATCCGGCTGGCCGGGCTGGCCCAGGCCGGCGTTGTGGGCACGGGCACGCTCACGACGGCGATCAAGCTGACCGGCGCGGCGTCCGCAGTGGCCGCTGCGGTCGGAGCGCTCGCAGGAGGCGGCGCTGGCCTGTCGGGTGCGGCGACTGCCGCTGCCAGCGGAGCCGGCACCCTCATCACAGGGATCCCGCTGACTGGCGCGGCCTATGCGCGGGCGTCGGCTGTCGGAGCGCTGACGACCGGGATTGCACTCGCTGGCGCGGCGGCGGCATCGTCGACAGCCGCCGGCATGCTGGTGGAGACCGGCCCATCGGCCGAGATCATCGATGTATCAAAAATTTCGGCCGCGCGCATCGTCGTGTTCGAAAGCAGCGGCAGTCGGGTTGTCCCGTTTGAAGGAAGTGGAAGCCGTGTCGTTCCGTTCGAAGGTAGCGGTAGCCGGGTCGTCGTTTTCGAAGGCTCAGGCGAGAGAGTGAGGATTGATGGAATGGATGTAAATGCAAAAGCGCCCACCAAGATCGGCGACAAGTGGACCGTCGACAGGGATCCGGACGAGAAAAGCCACTACCTGGCCGACATCACCCAGGAGCTGATCGACCGCGCCACCACGGCTGTGTCGGTCGAGCTGGTCCTGGTAGGCGTGGTGCAGCTGGAGCTGCCCACAATCCAGACGGCCACCAAGGACAACGCCCAGCGCACGTATGCGGTTGCGTTCCTGGGTGGTACCGATGCGGAGCCGCCCGAGGGCTGGAAGTGGGTGGCGCGCGTCACCTGCGCCAATGGCGAGCGGTTCGACAAAACGACCTGGTTCAACAAGGTAGACCCATGATCAATATTGCAGACCTCCCCGCGGTGCGCGCCCAGCTCGAGCGCGACATCGCCGCGGCCAAGGAAGGACCGGCGCCGGCCGAGAAGCCGGCACCGCCTGGATACGCCCGCGCGCCGGCGGCGCCTGGCGGCCAGGCTGTAGCGCCGCGGGGACCACGATGAGCGCTCGACTGATCACCCCGCCGGCCGCAATGGCCGTGTCGATCGCCGCCGCGCGCGCGATGGCGCGCACGAGCAGCCCGGCCCTGGACGTCGAGCTCGAGCAAAAGGCGCGCGACTATGCCGAGGACGCCGAGCACAGGACCGGCCGTGCGCTGATCACCCAGATCTGGGAAGTGACGCTCGACGCCTTCCCTTCCGGGCACGGCGTGGCCGCCGCGATCCAGCTGCCGCACGCACCGCTGGCCAGCGTCGACCACGTCAAGTTCTACGACGCCGACGGCGTGCTGGCCACCCTGCACCCAGATGACTACTTCGTCGACACGAAGAGCGAGCCGGGCTGCATCATGCCGGCGCCGGGCCGCGTCTGGCCGGCGACCGCGGCGCGCGCTAACGCGATCGAAGTGCTGTACGTGTGCGGCTACGGCCCTGACGAGGCGTCGGTACCGGCCGCGATCAAGGGCTACATCCTGGGCATGATCGAGAACGACTACTTCCCGAACCCGAACGCCCAATACCTGGTCCGCAAGCTCGATCGAGCCTCGGTGTACGGATGACGGCGCCGTTTAGGAAGGACGACCAGGTCACCATCGAGCGGCGAACGGTGGCGCGTGACCCCAAGTTCAATACGCCGATCCCGGGCGCCGGTGGCTGGGAGATTGTGGCGGACCACATCTGGGCCAACGTGCAAGACCAACTACCCAGCCGTGGCGAATCGATAGAAAACGGTCTGGTGACCGCGCTTACGCGCACGCGGCTGCGCGTCGAAATCGACCACCGGATCACCACGGCAATGCGCGTCACGCTGCACGGGCGCGGCGATCGCGTAATGCAGATCGTCGCGGGCCCGGCCGAGCTGGACGACCGGCGCCACATGGAATTTATGCTCGAGGGTTACAAGAATGGATGACCAGGCGATTATCGGCGGGCGCGAGCTGGACGCGTTCCTGCAGCAGCTACCGGCCCGTGTAGAAAAAAATATTATGCGCGCTGCCCTGCGCGCCGGTGCGAACGAGTTCAAGAAGGCCGCGCAGCAAAGCGTACCGGTCGACGACGGCGCCCTGAAGCGCAGCATTCGCGTGACCACGCGGACGAAAAAGGGAACCGTCTATGCATCGCTGAAGGCAGGCGGAAAGAAAGCACCGCACTGGCATTGGGTCGAGTTCGGCACCGCTGCGCACAAGATCAAGGCGAAGCCAGAACAGGCGCTGTCGTTCGGCGGAACCACGGTGCGCGAGGTCGACCACCCGGGCGCCCGGCCGCAGCCGTTCATGCGCCCCGCTTTCGATTCGGCGGCCGCTACCGCCATCGCCGCGGCAATGACGAAGATCCGCGAGCGCCTGACGCTGGCAGGCATCAATACGCCGGCGCCGGAGGACGCATGAGCGTTGAGGTCATCCTGGAGCTGCTCCTTGCCTCCGGCGATGTCGCCGCGCATGTTGTCGCCGCCAGCATCGTTCCGGGCGTAGTTCGGGAAGGCGCCGCGCTGCCCGCCCTTGGCATAACGGAAGTCAGCTCGGTACCGGTCGGCGCGATTGACGGCCAGGCCGAGTACTCGGTCGTCACGGCGCGCGTGCAGGTGACCGTGATGGCCGCTACCTACCCGGAAGTGAAATCGGTGCTCGACCTGGTGCGGCGCGCCTGCAACTTCCAGCGCGGCCAGATCGCCGGCGTCGACGTCATCAGCGTCGTGCGCGACACGGTCGGCCCAGACCTGGAAGACATGGCCGGCAACCACTTCCAGAGCATCGACTTCAAGGTCACGTACCACGAGAAGAATTAGCAACACCACCGTCATCAACCCGGCCCGCACAGCATCCGCTTGCGGGCTTTTTTATTGTCAAAAGGAATAAAAATGGGTATCGCATCAGGCGTTTTCAAACAAGTGACTTATAAGGTGGAGACCACCTACGGCGTCTTGCCGGCGGCCGGCGCCGCGCAGGCAATGCGCCGCACTACGTCGTCGCTGGACCTGACCAAGGACACCTACCAGTCGGCCGAGATCCGCCCCGACTTCCAGATGGCGGACTTCCGCCACGGCTTGCGCAAGGTCGGCGGCTCGATCAGCGGCGAGCTGTCCGCCAAGACCTACGGCGATTTCGTCGCCGCCGCCTTGAAGAAGGATTTCGTGGCGGGCGTTTCGATCTCTGCCGCATCGATCACCGTCGGCGGCACTGCCGGCGCCTGGACCCTCGCCCGCACGGCCGGCTCCTGGCTGACGGACGGCGTCAAGGTCGGCGACGTCGGCCGCCTGACGGCCGGCGCCTTCAATGCGGCCAACCTGAACAAAAACTTCATGGTCACCGGCGCCACCGCAACCGTCCTCACGGGAATCGTGCTGAACGCATCGGCCCTTGTCGCCGAAGGTCCTGTCACGGGCGCCACCTTCGCCGTCATCGGCAAGAAGACCTTCACCCCGCAATCGGGCCACACCGACAAGTCGTTCGCGATCGAGCACTGGTACCCGGATGCCGGCGCAACCGGCGCGAGCGAGGTCTTCACCGGCTGCAAGGTGTCGAAGATCAGCTACACGCTGCCGGCCACCGGCATGGCGACCGTCGCCGTGGAATTCGTCGGCAAGGACATGACCCCGGCCGCGTCGCAGTATTTCACCAGCCCGACCCCTGTTACCGTGACCGGCACCATGGCTGCCGTGAACGGCGTCGTCAAGGTCGGCTCGGCCATTGGCGGCACGATCACCAGTGCGAGCATCGAGATTTCGTGCGCGCAGTCGAGCGAACCGTCGATCGGCTCCAACACCGCCGACCAGGTAGCAACCGGGCGCGTCATCGTCACCGGCCAGATCACGGCGAAGTTCGACTCGACGGCATCGCGCGACGCGTTCGTGAACGAAACCGAAGTCAGCGCCTGCCTGGTCTTCACCGCCGATAACACGGCGAACAGCGACTTCATCGGCTTCAGCCTGGGCCGCCTGAAGCTGAACGGCGCGACGAAGGACGATGGCGAAAAAATCATCATCCAGACCATCCCGTACCAGGCGCTGCTCGACATCAACGGCGGCGCTGGCAAGGCCACCGAGCTGACCACCCTGTCTGTGCAGGACAGCGCCGCTTAACCCTTTCGCCGCACCCCTGCGGCAATCCTGGCACCGACTGGTCGCCGTCGCCTTTCGCGGGCGCGGCGGCCGGCACGGGCATATATCACCTCCGCGAAAAGAGAAAACCATGAACCACATCACCACTGCACAACCTTCCGATCTGCTGACCAAGCTGGTCGACTCTCTCGATATCAGTGCCTTCGACGACGTCCTGAGCGGCAAGCTGATCCTGGTGAACCCGAAGACCAAGGAGCCGACCAGCACCTTCATCGAACTGGCCAGCCCGGAGCACGGCGCGCGCAAGCGCATCGACCTGGCGCGCACTCGCAAGCTGCGCGCTGAATTCTCGGCCAACGGCAAGATCGCTTCGACCGATCCGCTGGAGGACATCGAAGACGAAACCGAATACCTGGTGGCCGCGGTGCTGGGCTGGAACGTCGCCATCGGCGGCCAGGTGCTGGAGTTCACCCCGGACAACGTCCGCTCGCTGCTGACCGATCCGAAGAAGCAGTGGCTGCGCGCCCAGGTCCGCGCCGGCATCAACAAGACCGAGCTTTTTATCGTCGACTCCGCGAAAGCCTGACGGAGTGCTGCCGCGCCGAGTACGAGCTATCGGCGCGGCTCGGCGACGGCGCCACGTTACGCACGCACCTGCAGCGCGACGCAAAGAACGGCCACAAGCCGGACCCGCGGCTGTTCATCGACTGGCCGGCGGCCGGGCGCCCCATCTGGGATGCATTCCGGGGGATCGGCCGATCGATGACGCCCAGCGGCGTCGGTCCGATCCTGCCGGAGAACATCCTGGCGTACCAGCAGCTGCACCGCGTGCGGTTCTCCGCCTGGGAGCTGGAAGTAATTGACGCCTTCGACGCGATCGCGGTCGAGGCAATGCAGAAGAAAGACTGAAGGGCGCCCTGGTGGCGCCCTTTCTCATTGGAGAGACGCAATGATCGTTGGGGACATGGAGATCCGCCTCCGGGCTGACATCGCACGGCTGCAGCGCGATATGGACGACGCTCGCCGGGTGGTCGGCAACGCTACTGCTGGCATGGCCCGTGCAGCCGAGGTCGCGAAAACCGCTTTCTCCGGCCTGGTCGGCGCCGCCAGCTTATCAAAAATTGCCGAGTTGGCAGACCAGTATGCGAAGTTCACTGCACAACTGCGCCTGGCAACCAACAGCACGCGCGAGTACTCGCAGGCCTACGCGGATGTGAAGCGCATCGCTACCGATTCGCAGGCAAGCCTGTCCGCTACCGGGGTGCTATATGCCCGCATCGCGAACGGCACGCGCGAACTGGGCATCAGCCAGCAGAAGGTTTCTGACATCGTCGAGGCCACCAACTTGGCGCTCAAGGTATCGGGCGCCACCAGCGAAGAATCGGCTTCGGCCATTCTGCAACTGTCCCAGGCATTTGGCTCAGGAGCACTGCGCGGCGAAGAATTCAACGCGGTTAACGAAGCCGCCCCACGCCTAATGAAGGCGCTTGCCGATGGGCTGGGCGTGCCTGTGGGGGCGCTCAAGGAAATGGCATCCGAAGGGAAAATCACGTCGCAAATCATGGCAAACGTGCTGCCCGAGGCACTGGCCAAGTTGCGTGAAGAGTCGAAGCAGGTTCAGACGATCTCAGGCGCCTTCACCGTCTTGAAAAGCAACGTGATGGAATTCGTCGGGATCCAGTCCCAGGCAAGCGGAGTCGTGTCGGTACTGACCGGCGGTATCGACTTGCTGGCGAACAACCTCACCCTGGTTGCCGGCACGATTATGACGCTCGGCGCCGCTAAGCTCGGCAGCATGCTCAGCGAATGGGTCGTGGCGACCTACAAGCAGGTTGCTGCCGCCGTCGCACTGCGCGCAGCCAACATCGCATCGGCAGAAGCTGAAGTCGCAGCGACCGGTGCAAAGCTCGCTCAGCTGAGCAGCACGCAGGCGATGATCGTTGTTGCCCGTGAGGAGGCAATAGCGAAGCTGGCGAGTTCGAATGCCAATATCACTTCGGCACGCACTGCGATCGCGGCAGCGGAAGCGGCCGGCGCACAAAGCTTTGCACTGCGTACCCTGCGTCTTGCTACGGCCGAACTGTCGGTAGCGGAAGCGCAGCGCGCTGCCATGGTGGCGGAGCTTGCAATCCTAGGACGCCAGCAGGCAGCGGTGTCGCAGCAAATTGCGGCCGCCACTGCCGCGCAGGCGGCGGCACAGGCAGGCCTGAATGCAGCGACCACTGCGGGCATCGGCGTGGCCGGCCTCGCAACGCGCGCACTGGGGTTGCTCGGCGGCCCAGTCAGCGCCGTCATCACCCTGCTTGGCCTGGGCGCGATGGCATGGTCGGCCTGGAAGAGCAGTGCTGTCGAGTCCGAGAAGGAAGTCGCCCGCACTTTAGCTGATGAAACCGACGACTATATCGCGGACTTGCAGCGGCAGATCGACAAACTCAAGGAGCGGAATGAGCTTGCCGGTAAGCAGATGGTGTCTGGCGCGGCGCCAGCGACGGACGATGATAAAAAGCGCGAGGCTGTTATCGCCGAGATCAACCGTGTCG